CGAACAGTGAGCGTATAGCTGAAACTATTTGGGACATATTCAAAGAATCTGAGTTGCATGATATCAAAGACGGTGTGGGCGTTATAGAACAATATGAAAAAGTAATATTGTGTGCGCCTACTTGGGACTATGGTGCATTGCAAGAAGATTACATAGATGCATGGGATGACTTGACTACTGTAAACTGGAGTAACAAAACTGTTGCACTTGTTGGACTAGGAGATCAAGTTGGGTATCCTGCATTGTATCAAGATGCAATGGCTAAGTTATATAACATGATTGAGCCGTTAGGAGCAAAATGCATTGGGTTTACTAGCACAAAAGGTCATACGTTTACAAAAAGCGATGCAGTTAAAGATGACAAGTTTGTTGGTCTTGCTATAGATGAAGACTGTCAACGTGAACTAACTGAAGAACGTCTAAATACTTGGACAAAGCAGATTAGCTTTTGTTGGGATAAGGTATAATGGAATTGATTGCAAACACAGGCAGAGCAAGAGGTGTTGCTACTAAAGAAAAGAAGTATTACTACAGTGAAATATTTCACAGTATTCAAGGCGAAGGACACTACACTGGTGTTCCAACTGCTTGGATACGTTTCTTCTTGTGCAATTTGCAGTGTAATGGCTTTGGACAAATTGATCCAACTAACAGCGATACATACGAATTGCCTTTTGAAGAGTTTGATGTATCTAGTGTAGACAGAGTAGAAGACTTACCTGTTTGGGACAAAGGTTGTGATAGTAGCTATACTTGGGCTAAGAAGTTTAAAAGCCTTATGGGGCAAGAGACTCCGCAAGTAATAGCAAACAAAATTATAGACACACTCCGAACAGATAGTAACCCTGAAGGATTGTTTTTACATCCAGTAAGTCAACAACGTCAACATTTATGTATCACAGGCGGTGAGCCGCTTATGACTACTGGTCAACAAGCAGTAGTAGGAATATATGACGAACTACTAAAACAAAACAACCTTCCAGATAGTATGACATTCGAAACAAACGGCACACAAAAGTTAAGGCCAGAGTTTTGCGAATGGGTTAATAGGATTGACACTGAAGTATTTTTTAGCTGTAGTCCTAAGTTATGGACTGTTGCAGGCGAAAGAGCTGAAAGAGCAATTAAGCCTGAGCATGTAGCTGAGTATTATAAACTTAGTAAAAGAGGTCAACTAAAGTTTGTAGTTGGCGCTGATCAGGCACAGTGGGATGAAATGGAAGGTGTAATTGCACAATTTAGAGAAGCAGGCGTTATGTGGCCAATTTGGGTTATGCCTGTAGGAGCAAGATCAGAAGAACAAGAAGCTAGTGCTGGCGCAGTAGCAGAGATGGCATTTAAACGAGGTTATAACGTAGCAGCTCGTGTACATGTTTACTTGTTTGGTAATGCAATAGGAACTTAAAGTATGTTTAAATTTATATCATCATTATTTAAAAAGAAAGAAAAGGTAGAACTGGAAGTTCTAGATTATCCTAATATTAAAGAAATGAAAACAATTAAAGATAGATATCATAACGAGCAACATAAAAAAGCAATGCAGGCAGAAATTACTGAAGACTTAGATGACGAACTACGGAGAAAAGGATTATTATGAATAAAGTAAAAGATAAAGTAAAAGATTGGTTTAACAAAACAGTAGGCAAGAAGCCTGCTGTGAAACCTAAAAAAGAAACGCATGAAGAAGTTAGACGAAAGACTTTAGATCTTGAAAAGGCAGCAGCAACTAAAGCAAAGCAACCTTGGGTGTCAGTTATCGATACACAAATTAACCCTAAAGATATTAAGAACGGATTCTTTGAGCTTGATTGGAATAATGAGTTTATCGAACAACTTCTTGATGCAGGGTATAGTGGTGAAACTAACGAACAAATTGTTGATGCATGGTTTAGAACTATTGTTATACAGATGCTTGAAGATGAAGGACAACCAACTGATAGAGGTATGGGGCATATTAAAGTTGTTCCACTTGATAAGGATAAGTCAGAAGTTAGTTGACAAGAACATACTTTTGTGTTATAATAAACGTAATGTAATTGAAAAGGCACACTTATGAGCACATATATATTAGTTGATACTGCAAATACTTTCTTTAGAGCAAGACACGTAATACGAGGTGATCTTGATACTAAAGTCGGCATGGCGTTACACATTACACTTAACAGTGTTAAGAAAGCATGGAATGACTTTAATGCTGATCATGTTGTGTTTTGTTTAGAAGGTCGTAGCTGGCGCAAAGACTATTACGAGCCTTACAAACGTAATAGAAAAGTTGCACGTGATGCACTAACAGAATCGCAGCAAGAAGAAGATAAAGTATTCTGGGAAATATTTGACGAGTTTAAAGACTTTGTTACAAATAAGACTAACTGTACTGTTATGCAACATAAGCAACTTGAAGCAGATGATCTTATTGCAGGTTGGGTACAAGCACACCCTAATGATCATTGTGTTATTATTAGTACAGATGGTGACTTTGCACAACTAATAGGCCCTAACTGCACACAATACAACGGTGTGAGTAATACTATTATTGCACACGATGGTTACTTTGACGATAAGAAGCGACAGCCTATTATTGATAAAAAGACTAAAGAGGCTAAGCCTGCTCCGCATCCTGAGTTTATGCTGTTTGAGAAATGCATGCGAGGCGACACAAGTGATAACGTGTTTAGTGCGTATCCAGGTGTACGTAAAAAAGGTACTAAGAACAAAGTAGGCTTAGTCGAAGCGTTTGACGATAAACTTACAAAAGGCTATAACTGGAACAACATGATGTTACAACGGTGGATAGATCATGAAGGCGTAGAACACCGTGTGTTAGATGACTATAATCGTAATGTTACACTATGCGATCTTACTGCACAGCCTGGCAATATTAGAAGTATTATTAATGATGTAGTTGAAGATCATATGGTTGCTAAAGATATTACACAAGTAGGTATGAGACTAATGAAATTTTGTGCAAAATGGGATATGCAACGAGTTGCAGATCAAGCGTCTTATTTTGCTGAACCCCTTAATGCGAGGTACCCCCAATGACAATAAAAGCAAAAGAAGTACTAGACGGCAAATTTTGGATTGTTGAAGATGAAGGTGTTAATATCGGCACACTATCTTTTGATGATGAAAAATATATGTTAAACGATACATCCGGAAAATGTGTAATTTTTAATAACGAACAACAAGTATCAAAAAACTTTGGCAGTAAGATTCTTTGGTCTAAATTAAATATTACTGAAACTGTACCCGTAGAAAAGTCAGTACACGGTATGCCTACAAGTTGTACTCCGTATAGTCCTATATATGATGTAAAACGTAAGCTACCAATGTTTAGCAAATCAAATAAATCTAAAAGTTTATATTGTGCAGGATACTTTATAATTCGATTTGATAAGGGCTGGGTTAAAAGTTTTTGTCCTAAGTTAATTACTATTGAACGGTACGAGTGTAAAGGACCGTTTAAAACAGAAATAGAAATGCGAACGGAGTTATCTCGTGTCAACAACTACTGAACCATTAAACACTAGTGCTATTCAAAACTTTATTCAAATGGTAAAGTCAGCTGAAGGCTCGAACGCTAAAGAAGTTAGACTTCCTATTGCACAGGCAAAGAATCTTGCATTTACTCTTGGTATTACAATGGCTCGGTTACATGGAGATTTAGAAAAACTTGTAAAAGAAAGTAAATCAAATACTGACGAAGTAATTGAAGTAAACATGAATATGGGCGGTAAATGGTAAATTAAGTGCATACTTAATAAAAAAATGGATAAATATATACGTAGTTAACTATTAAGGATTACGTAAATGAGCAGACCAAAGCCAAATATATTATTAGAACACGTAGATAGAAGAAGTTACAAAAGCGAACAAATTCTAGAAGCCGATGCAATATGGGCAGTGTTCTTTAAGAACAAACCATTTAATCTAAAGACACAAAATATTCTTACTAGCTATCCGGGACCTAAGTATAAAAAGGTATCTTTCAGTAACCCCGGACACGCTATTAACCTATCTAAAAAATTAAACGAAACATTTAACTGTTCTAATTTTTCAGTTGTAAAATTAGTTGACGGTGAAGAAGTTATTGACTCATGAACTGGAAAGAAATATATACTAAAATATTTTTAAAAGAGTTTGGCAAATCAGTTAACGAATCTACAATGCAGGAGTATATGCCAGTATGGTGGCAAAATAACAGAAGCAAAGACAAAGGTGGGTTACGACTTACTGACCAAGGTATGCAGTTTATAACTGAAGAAATTGATCTAACTACATATGAAGTGCCTTTTCCAAAAGACTTTGTATTAACATCAAATACATTAGTTTGGTTGGACGAGTTTATTGACTGTCCTTATTGGTTGGGTAGACACGGAATGATAGTTACGAACGAAAAGAAGGCACTCGAACTGCATCTTTTTTCCGGTGATGTTAAAAAGTACGGCATAAACAAAGCTCTAAATAGACAAAAAAACACTTGACTTCTCCTCTAATGGTGCTATACTATATGTATAGTTAGAAGTAGGCACTGAAACTAAAAAGAGGAATACAAAATGTCAGAAGCAGTTATGACCCGTACTGTTAGCCCAAACAAGGCTAAAAAGAGCATTCTTAGAGCATTTAAGAAAAAACGTCCACTATTTTTATGGGGACCTCCAGGAATTGGTAAGTCCGATATTGTTGGGCAAGTTACTACATCACTTTTAAATAGTCATCTTATTGATATTCGTTTATCATTATGGGATCCTACAGACATTAAAGGAATGCCATATTACTCGGCAACTGATAATACAATGAAATGGGCTGCTCCGTCAGAACTTCCAACAGAAGAGTTTGCGGCGCAGTATGATAACATTGTTTTGTTCTTAGACGAAATGAACTCAGCAGCGCCAGCAGTACAGGCAGCAGCTTATCAGCTAATTCTTAATCGCCGTGTAGGACAATATAAACTACCCGACAATGTTCTTATTGTTGCAGCAGGTAACAGAGAAGCAGATAAAGGCGTTACTTATAGAATGCCTGCTCCGTTAGCTAACCGTTTTGTTCACTTAGAACTAGCTGTAGATTTTGATGATTGGTTTGAATGGGCAATTAAAAACGATCAGCACCGAGATGTTGTTGGTTACTTGACTTTTAGCAAGAAAGACTTATACGACTTTGATCCAAAAAGTCCAAGTCGTTCGTTTGCTACACCTCGTTCTTGGTCATTTGTATCCGAACTATTAGAGGATGACGATGATGAGAATACCACTATAGATTTAGTTAGTGGCGCAGTTGGAGAAGGCCTAGCTGTGAAATTTAATGCTCACCGTAAAGTTGCATCGAGCATGCCTAATCCAAGTGATATTTTGGAAGGTAAAGTAAAAGAGCTGAAGACTAAAGAAATCAGTGCCATGTATTCCTTAACAGTCTCACTCTGTTACGAGCTAAAAGAAGCATCAGACAAAGGCGATAAAAAGTTTGATGCTAAAGTAAATAACTTCCTAAGGTTTTCAATGGATAATTTTGATACTGAATTGGTTGTAATGGGCATTAAACTTGCTCTTACTCAATACGGATTACCAATTGATCCAGACGAAATGGATTGTTTTGATGAGTTTCATGAACGATTTGGAAGATATATTACTGCTGCACAAAAGGCTTAACGGTGAAATGAGTTTGGACGTTCTCAATAAAAACGTCCATTTTTACTTGACATTTGCTGTAAATACATGTATAATAGTACTATAACAGCTAGAAGGAACATTACAGATGAGTGTTGAAGGCAAAAAAAACTGGCAACCTAATCCAGAAATTACACCTAAAGAGCTTGCAGAAATGCAGGTTGATGTGCTTGATCGAATTATTGTTGCTAGAGTAGGCTTATTATTACGTCATCCATTCTTTGGTAACATGGCAACACGATTACGTATTGTTGCTGCTGACGAATGGGTTCCTACTGCCGCAGTTGATGGTAGACATTTATATTTTAATACACAATTTTTTAATGCATTGTCTAACAAAGAAATTGAATTTGTTATTGCACACGAAATCCTACATTGTGTATTTGATCACTTTACTCGTAGAGAAGATAGAGATCCTATATTACACAATATCTCCGCTGACTATATTGTAAACAACCTACTAGTTAGAGATCGTATTGGTGCTAAGCCTTCCATAATTGAGTGTTATCAAGACTTTAAATACGAAACTTGGTCCTCAGAGCAAGTTTATGATGACTTACATAAGAATTACGATGAAGAAGAACTTAAAGCATTAGGCGAATTACTTGATGAACACATTGATTGGGAAGATGGTGATCAACCTGGTAGTGGAGTACCTGGAGCAGAAGGAGCACCAGGTAAAGGTCGTCCTTCATATTCTAAAGATGAATTAAAAAAGATACGTGACGAAGTTAAAGAAGGTATGATGCAAGCAGCTCAAGCTGCAGGTGCAGGAAATACACCTGGCGAAGTACAACGTATGATTAAAGAGCTTACTGAGCCTAAGATGAATTGGCGAGAAATTATACGCCAGCAAATACAAAGCACAATTCGAAACGATTATACATTTAGTCGTCCAAGTCGAAAAGGTCAAATGTCAGGCGTAGTTTTGCCAGGTATGAGTTTTATGGATACTATTGACCTTGCTGTTGCACTTGACATGTCAGGTTCAATTGGTAATGCTCAAGCTGAAGATTTCTTAGGTGAAGTCAAAGGTATTATGGAAGAATTTAAAGACTATAATATTAAATTATGGTGCTTTGATACAAAGGTATATAACGAACAAGATTTTAGTGCAGATTGCGGCGATGACTTATTAGACTATAAAATTATGGGCGGTGGCGGAACTGACTTTGATTGCAATTGGACCTACATGAAAGAAA